AACTGAATTAGTTAAAATAAAGCCAGATATCACTCCTGCTGAAATGGAAGAGATTGCGCAGATGTCATCATTATGGTATAACTATTACGGTATTATAAGACCTTATCAAGATAGTTTGTTTCAAAAAGACGTAGTAACATTATTGTATTATAACTACAAAACTACTCGAAAGATGGTTTATAAGAAAAAATACATGGATAATGGAGGAGAGAAAGTAATCAGAAAAGATGAGTCTTTTAATCCATCTGCCGATGAAGAAAGATTTGAGAAGTTAGAAAAAAGAATAGATGTGTGGTACGATGGTATTATGGTTATGGGAACTCAAAAGGTGTTAAAGTGGGAGTTGTCTAAAAATATGGTTCGACCTAAGTCTGCTTCACAGTATGCTTTACCTAATTATATTGGTGCTGCACCTAGAATGTATAAAGGCGTAGTAGAATCTTTAGTTAGGCGTATGATTACATTCGCTGATTTAATACAAGTGGTTCACCTTAAATTACAGCAAGTAATATCTAGAGTTGTTCCAGATGGTGTATTTATAGATGCTGACGGACTTAATGAAGTTGATTTAGGAACAGGGGCCGCTTATAACCCAGAAGATGCTTTAAAATTATATTTTCAAACAGGTAGTGTTATTGGTAGAAGTTACACTCAAGATGGTGAATTTAACAATGCTAGAGTTCCAATACAAGAATTAGGTACTAATAGTGGTCAAGCTAAGATGGCTAGTTTAATTAATTCTTATAACCATTATCTAAATATGATTAGAGATGTAACGGGTTTAAACGAAGCTCGTGACGCATCTACACCCAATCCTGATTCATTAGTAGGTTTGCAAAAGTTAGCAGCCTTGAATTCAAACGTAGCTACCAGACATATATTAGAGGCCAACTTACAGATTACTCAAAAACTTGCTGAGGCATTATCTTGTAGAGTGGCAGATGTATTAGAATATGCAGATTTTAAAGATGAATTTGCAATGCAAATAGGAAAATACAATGTGTCTATATTGAATGATGTTAAAGACTTATACTTGCACGATTTTGGAATATTCTTAGAGGTTGCTCCAGATGAAGAACAGAAAGCTCAATTAGAAGCTAATATACAGACAGCTTTGCAGCGTGATCAGATAGATTTAGAAGATGCAATTGATATTAGGGAGATTAAGAATCTTAAAATGGCCAACGAACTTCTTAAACTAAAACGTAAAAAGAAACAAGAAAGAGATGTGGCTAGAGAAAATGAAAAGATGCAAATGCAGAGTCAAGTAAATATGCAGTCTCAACAAGCGGCAGCTCAATCTAAACTACAAGTAGTTCAAGCCGAAACTCAGGCTAAAATCCAGATAGAACAAGCAGAAAGCCAGTTTGCAATAGAAAAATTACAACAAGAAGCTGCCCTTAAAAAGGATTTAATGGCTGAAGAATTTATGTATCAAATGCAACTAAAAGGCGTAGAGTTAGATAGTATTCAGCAAAGAGATAAAATGAAAGAAGATGCTAAAGCTTCTAGAATATCTAAACAAAACACAGAACAATCTAAATTAATACAACAAAGACAAGATAAACTTCCACCGATAAACTTTGAATCAAACGAAGATAGTTTGGATGGTTTTGACTTAGCAGAGTTTGAGCCAAGGTAGAAGTAAAAAAAAGTTACTAACTTTGTACAACTAAAATCAAATCAAATGGATAATATAAAAGTAAGAGCCCTGGATGGTGCTGAAGAAAAATCAGTAGCTGAAAGAGAAGAAGACCTACTAAAAAAAGCAGGTCAAGAACAAGAAGAAACTACAGTAGAAACAACAGAAGTCCCAGCAGAGACACCAGTTGTTAGCGAGGAAACTAAAATTGAGACACCTGTAGAGGAGAAAGTAGAAGAGAAACCCTCTTTAACAGAGGAAGAAGTTCTTTCATTTATTGGAAACAGATATGGTGAGGAAATTTCGTCATTAGACGATTTGACTTCTAAGCGTAATAATTCTCCAGAGATTCCTGAGGAAGTAATAAATTACTTAAATTATAAAAAGGAAACTGGAAGAGGATTAGAAGACTTCATTCAACTAAATAGGGATGTAAATTCCATGGATGAAGACCAATTGCTGTTTGAATTTTGGAAACAACAGAAGCCTCATTTAGATTCAGATGATGTTGATTTTGAACTTAGTGAGAGATTTGCATACGATGAAGAATCAGATGAAGCCTCCGTTATTCGAAAAAGAAAAATAGCAAAAAAGGAAGAACTTGCAAAAGCCAAAGATTACTTTAACAATCTAAAGGAGACCTATAAAACGAAAGTTGAGTCAACAAAAGATTTTATACCTGCCGAGGAGTTGAAGGATTTTGAAGCTTACAAAACAAGTAAGAAGGAAACGCAACAAACGTTAACTGAACAAAACAAGAGGTCTGAGTATTTCGCTAAAAAAACCAATGAGTTATTTAATGACAATTTCGAAGGTTTCGAATTTAAACTAAATGACAAGGTAATGAAATATAAACCTGCTGATTCAACTAAATTAAAAGATTCACAGTCAGACATCAATAACTTCATATCTAAACACTTGAGTGAGGAAGGTTACTTAAAAGATGCCGCTTCGTATCATAAGTCACTTTCACTAGCTATGCACCCTGATTCATTTGCTAAGTTCTTTTATGAGCAAGGTAAATCTGATGCGGTAAATGACATAACTAAGGAAAGTAAAAATATTGACATGAATGGTATTCGTAATGCAACTCAATCGGTGTCTAGTGGAGGTTTTAAAGTTACGGCAGTTAGTAGTAGTAGTGGTTCTGGATTAAGAATAAAAAGTAACAAAAACAAAAACTAACAATTAAAAACTAAAAAAATGGCAGGAAATTTATTACCCGGTGGAGTTTCATTAACTCCCAGCTCGGTAAAGGCGGCTTTACCAAGCAATTATATCACTGATTTCAACTTTTTGAGTCAGTATTTACCAGACACTTATGAGAAGGAATTCGAAAAGTATGGTAACAGAACAATCGCAGCTTTCCTAAGAATGGTGGGAGCTGAAATGCCTACTAACTCAGACCTAATCAAATGGGCAGAGCAAGGTAGACTACACACAAAGTATGAAGGTTGTACTACAACACAAGCTGATGGTGCTACTGCTGCAACTAATGTTCCGTGGATTACTGCGGGTGGTGCAGCTTGTAACTTTAGAGTAGGTCAAACTATCTTAATTTCTTTAGATGGTGGTACTACTTCTAACAAAGGTATCGTTACAGCAGTTGGCGCTGGTACTGCAGCTGGAACTGTTGATTCTTTTGAAGTAGCTTACTATGAGGCGGATCAAGCAGTAGGAATGAACGCTGGTACAGCAACTATATTTGTATATGGTTCTGAATTTAAGCAAGGATCTCCTGGTATGGTCGGTTCTTTAGAGTCTGAAGATGTATTCTTATCTAACAAGCCAATTATAATCAAAGACAAGTATGTTGTTTCTGGTTCTGACATGGCTCAAATTGGATGGGTTGAAGTAACTTCTGAAAACGGAGCTACTGGATATCTTTGGTATTTAAAGTCTGAGCACGAAACTAGACTAAGATTCGAAGACTACATGGAAATGGCCATGATCGAAGGTGTTATTGCTGAAAATGCTTCAGGTGCTTTAGCTCACTTAGGTGGTGCTGCTTATCCAGCTGGAACAGGTTTAGCTAACAACGTAGGTACTGAAGGTTTATTCGAAGCTATTGAAGACAGAGGAAATGTCTGGTCAGGTGGTTTTCCAGAAAACTTATTGCAATTTGATAGTGTTATCAAAAGATTAGATAAGCAAGGTGCTATTCAGGAAAATGTGATCTTTGTTGATAGAAATTTCTCTTTCGCAATTGATGACATGTTAGCTGCTCAAAACTCTTATGGTGCAGGTGGTACTTCTTACGGATTGTTTGATAATGACGAAGAAATGGCACTTAACCTGGGATTCAAAGGATTCAGAAGAGGTTATGATTTCTATAAGTCAGATTGGAAATACTTAAACGATGCTACTTTAAGAGGTGGTATTGCTGGTGGAAAAGTAAGCGGTGTATTTGTACCTGCTGGTTCTACTTCAGTATACGATCAAATCTTAGGAAAAAATGCTAAGAGACCATTCTTACACGTAAGATATAGAGCTTCAGAAGCTGAAGACAGAAGATACAAGACGTGGATGACTGGTAGTGCTGGTGGTGCTGCTACTTCAGATTTAGATGCAATGGAAGTTAACTTCTTATCTGAAAGAGCGTTATGTACTATGGGTGCAAACAACTTTGTATTGTGCAAAGGATAAAAAAGACAATTATATAAGGGGGCTTCGGCCCCCTATTATTTACTTAATTAAATTAAATCAAATGAAAAAACAAGTATTAAAAGACAGGATGTATAGGTTAAAATCAGAAAAAACTCCTATATGTACTATTATCAACTCAACCAATTCACCTAGTAACCCTCTACTGTATTTCGATGAAGAAAAAGGAATCAACAGAGCAATGAGGTATGCTAAAAACCAAAAGTCTATTTTCGAAGACGAACAAGATAAAAACGTAGTAATAGAGCCAATTATTTTTGAAGATGGATTTTTATCCACTAAAAGATCGGATACTTTACTGCAACAGTTTTTATCCCTTCACCCTCAAAACGGAGTTATATTTGAAGAAGTAGATTTAGAGCGTGATGCTGAAGATGATTTACAAAACTTAACTCTAGAGATTGATGCTTTAAAGGCAGCTTCAGATTTACCCTTAGCCAAACTAGAGATGATAGGTAGAGTTCTCATGGGGGCTAGAGTGGATAAAATAAAAACTAATGAGCTCAAAAGAGATGTATTATTATACGCTAGAGAAGATCCAGAAGGATTTTTAGAAATGCTAGATGATTCAGACTTAGAGCTAGAAGAATTAGTAATCAAAGCATTCGATCAAAACATTATTGCTTTTAGAAAACAAAAAAGAGAAATCTACTATAATCTGAAGGAAAATAAGAAAAGAATTATTACTGTTCCTTTTGGCGAGGATCATATTCATTCTTTAATATCTTACTTTAAAACAGATGATGGCCTAGAAGTATTAGAGCTTTTAGAAAAGAAAGTAAAATAAATTTAAGTTATTGATATAAGAGTCTCTAAGTGAGGCTCTTTTTTTTTGCTTATCTTTGTGGGAAATAGCTTTCGATGATCAACGAGGTAAGAAATACTGTATTATCTATACTAAACAAAAACAACAACGGGTACTTAACACCAGAAGAATTTAACTTATTTGCGAACCAAGCTCAACTAGAAGTGTTTGAGGGGTATTTTTTTAGTCTAGCCAACTGGAAGAAGAAACAAAATCAAAGAATGTCAGGTGAAAACTACGCTGATATTGTTAAAGAAATGGAAGAGGTTTTAGACACCTTTACAGTTTCAAGTGCTTTAACTCATGTTGCTAACGGAAAGTTCACACTACCAAACGATTGGTATACTTTATTGAAAGCTGAGGTAGTACCTAATGTAACTCCTGCAACATACACAGAAATAGAAAGAGTTTCTCAAGCCAAAATAAGCAAGCTGTTATCATCAAACTTAACAGCTCCTAACACTTCTTACCCAGCTTATGTAGTTGGACCAGAGCCCATATCAAGCCCTGTAGGACCTACAGCTAACTTCTTGCAGGTTTATCCTCAAAGCATCACTTCAGATGTGTTATTGACTTATGTAAGATATCCTAAGACTCCGGCTTGGACTTACAATACTATTGGCGCCGACGGTGATCCAGTATTTAATCCAAGCAGTGCATCGTACCAAGACTTTGAACTACCACTTTCGGATGCCATTGACATTACTATTAAGATTTGTGAATATGCAGGAATTAGTATTAGAGAGCAAGCAGTAGTTAATTTTGAGAAGGGGGAGGAAATGTTAAATCTTAAAACTGAATCTTAATGGCGTATATAACCGACGAAAAATATTATACCAATAATAATGTTGCTCCTAAAAATTTAAACTGGGGTGATTATCAATACGTGTCGCTAAAAGACGTTGTAAATAATTTTCAATTAATGTATGCTGGTGACGATAAACTTGTAAGCAATGTTAGTAGATACAACATATTATTTCATGCGAAAAGAGGTATTCAGGAAATTAACTATGATGCTTTAAAAAATATTAAGATACTAGAACTAGCTGTTACTGATGACTTAAAGTATATTTTACCTCACGACTATGTTAATTACGTTAGAATATCACTTTATAAAGATGGTGTTTTATTTCCACTAATAGAAAACTTTCAAACTAACTTTTCATCTGCTTACTTACAAGATCAGAATTGTGAAATACTTTTTGATATAAATGGTAATGCATTAAGTCCAGAAAACTCTACATTAGATTTACAAAGAATCAAAGGAACAAGACCAACGCTATATTTAAATAACGGTCACCCATACCACAATAAGCAAGGTTACTGTTGTGATGGTGAATGGTATTTTGGCTTTCCAATAGGAGGCCAGTATGGTTTAAATACCACGCTAGCTAATGAGAATCCTAATTTTAGAATAGATAAAGCAGGCGGTGTAATAAACTTTAGTTCTGAGATGGGTGGTCAATTAGTAGTATTAGAATATGTTTCAGACGGAATGGAGAACGGTAATGATGACGAAATAGTTATTAATAAATTAGCAGAAGATTACTTATATGCTTATATTAGATTTGCTCTTTTGGAAAATAAATTTGGGGTTCAGGAGTACATTGTTAATAGAGCTAGAAAAGAAAAGACTGCTAAATTAAGAAACGCTAAAATCAGATTAAGCAATTTACATCCTGGAAGACTTTTGATGCCTTTACGAGGAAGAGCTAAATGGATTAAATGAAATTAACTAGAACATTCACGAAGGGGATAATGAATAAAGACCTCGATGAGCGTCTTATACCACCTGGAGTATACAGAGATGGTCAGAATATAGGCGTTTCAACCTCTGAAGAATCTAATGTAGGATCCATTGAAAACATGTTAGGAAACACTCAAGTAGGTGGTGACTTATCGTTTTTAACTACAGCTGCTAAGACTATTGGAGCTATCTCAGATGATGCAAGAGAAACTTTTTACTGGTTTGTTACAGACACTTCTTTTGACTACATATTAAAATACAATGAGACTACAGGAATCGCTTCTAAAGTTTTGGAAGATACAAAGGGTCGTGTTTTAAAGTTTGACAGTGAATATATCATAACAGGTATAAGTATCATTGATAATTTATTGTTTTGGACAGATAATTTAAATCCTCCTAGGAGACTAAACATTAAAAACTTTTATGCGTTAGACGATTTTACTGAAGACGATATTTCTGTTATTGTTAAACCTCCTTTAACCAGACCGATTATATCTCTTCAATTAACCGACTCATCAGTTAATATTTCTCAACAATCAAACAATATTGAAGATAAATTTTTAAGGTTTGCCTATAGGTGGAAGTATGAAAACAACGAGTACAGTTCTTTATCACCTTTCTCATCAACTGCTTTTTCTCCAGGAGACTATAAATATAATTACCAAAATGCAGAGTTTGAGAGTATGTTAAATACTTTTAATCAAGTATCAATTGACATAACAACAGGAGAATCGCAAGTAACAGATATTCAGTTAGTAGTAACTAATGAGTTAACCTCAGCTGTTTATATAGTAGAAACATACAGTAAGGAAGGTAATAACTACTCTGACAATTCTACCGTTAATGTTCTTTTTAATAATAACAAAATTTACAACTTATTAGCAGCTGATGAAGTAACTAGATTATTTGACAATGTACCTTTAAAAGCACAAGCTCAAACTATTATTGGTAGTAGATTGTTATATGGTAATTATGTGCAGTTTTTTGATATCGTGGATAGCTTTAATACGCCAATAAATATAGACTTTACAGTATCTTTAGAAACGGTAGATGTAACTCCTGGATCTTCTATGCCTACATTTAAAAGTAATAGAGATTATGAGGTTGGTATTGCCTACTTAGATGAATATGGGAGAATGACAACTCCATTAATTCCTACATTAAACAATAGCCAATACAGTAATACGGTATATATACCAACTAAACAATCAATCACTTCTAATGACTTAAGAATAAATATAAATAACAACCCTCCTGTTTTTGCCAATAAGTATCGAATATTCTTAAAAGAAAGTAATCAACCTTACGACAATATATTTCCTTTATTTTATTATGTAGCGTCTTCTAAAGTTTATTTTTATATTGATAGAAGTGACGTAAATAAAGTGAAAGAAGGCGATTATATTATTGCTAAAGTAATAACGAATACACCAACTCTTAAAAAAGACGAATATAAGGTACTGGAAGTAGGAGTTAAAGAAAAAGGTTTCTTAGGGAACAATGAAGCAGAAGGTCTTTATTTTGCTATAAGCGATCCAGATGGAGATTTTACAAGAGATAATTTATTTCAAGATAGTTTTGAAGGAAGAGGTTTTTGGAATGGAATGGGAGAGTTTGCAGGTCAGACGACTCCTGGAGCTCTTGCTCAAGTAACAGATATTGAGCCATTTAGAAACCCTGTTTCCCAAATAGATATTCCTATATTTTATGGTAAATCAACAACTAATCAAACACTAACTCTTGTAGCTAATCACTCTTCCCAATCTTCTCCTTATGATCCAGCAGGAAACACTCAGACTGATTCGATGCGTTATAAAATAACAGTCATAAGTACTACTGCTTATAAATTAGAAGAAATGAGTGAGGGTGGGGGTTACTCTTTGAGGTCTTCTTCAGAAACCATATCCTATTCTCCTTCATCTCCCAACTCTCTTCCTAGACGCTCAACATCATCCAATCAACCTTTAGGGTATTTTTATTTTTCAGATGGAGCTGGATATGAAATAGGAGATTTTTGGGTTATAAACTTTCACTCTAAAACTTTACCAG